AAAAAAGAGCAATACCTCGTAGAGGCAATGCCGCCAAGTTGGCTGAAGAAGCTAACATTGGTAAGGAGACTATTGATTGGAGTTCAGTCAAGCCGGAAGACTACACCAAAAAGATTCACGAAACTCTAAGACACTACGGCTACTTCTACGAGAAGAAATCGTATGTTTCTTGGGCGCAAGAGTGGATAAAAACCAATCGCCCCAACGATCTAAAAACATTCAAAGCAAGTGAAGATTGGAGAGTGTCTGCCACATTAGCAGGTCTAATGAGAATGCAATTGATGGGCGCAGAACTTGAACAATCTGCTATTGACTTCATTCAAGATAATGTAGAAGATATATTGTCTTATGGAAGACGCAATATCGAACTCAAGACTGAAGAAGTAGAAGAAGATACTACTGTTGAAGTCAAGAAAAAGAATCCCTCTGAGTTACTCAAAGAGAAAACGAATACTATCATAGGTGACATCGAAGGTTTTATTGATGATCACCTTGATGGTGTTCTTGATAAGAAGTTCTCTTTGTACACTCATCTCAAGGGCATCAATGCCGCAACTCAATCTGCTCGTGATATAGTATCGCACTATAAAGAAGTTGAGCAAGAGTTAAAAGAATTAGTCGAAGACAAAGTAGATTATCTTGTCGAAGGCTACAATCATCTATCTGCCTCTGAGCAGAAGAAACTTTACACTTTAATTGGTTCGTTTGTAACTGATGGTGAGCGATATGTGTTGAGTAAGAAAGCAACACGCAAACCTCGTGCTAAGAAAGCAACACCTGCAACGAAGCAAGTCGAGAAAGTAAAATATCAAAAAGAGTCTGCTGAACACAAAATAACCAGTATTAGCCCTGCATACATTGTTGGTGCTACTGAAGTTTATCTGTTCAATACCAAGACACGAGTCATGAAGTATTTGGTAACGAACAATAACGATGGGTTTATTGTAAAGGGTACGACAATCAAAAACTATGACGATGAACTGTCATTCAAAAAGAAACTACGCAAACCACAAGAAACAATCGATTCGATCAACAAGATGACTAAGTTGAGAGCATTGAAGGCATTCAAAGCAGTGAAAACTGTGCATTCAGCAACCGATGGTAGAATAAACGCAGACACGATTATTCTAAAGGTGAATAAGTGAGCGATAATATAATCGACTTCAACAAAGCATTCGAGAAAAGAAAGATACTGCAAGAAAAACACGCAGAAGATGTGTTCAAAAGTGATGAAGAGTTTATTGACTTTTACTCTACACTAAATGCCCGAGAAACTGTTTGGGGATTAAGAGGGTTTGGTGTTGATGTCACTGAAGACCCAAGATCGATGCTTGACATACTGACAATCATTGAAGCCACAAAGGCTCTGATGTGGCGTTCAAAGGGTAAAGAGTATCCATTTCAAACTTTTGCTAACACTGTATTTTCTGATGTCGAAAAAGAAAGTGGTGTGCAGATAAAAGACTTATTTGATAATTTCATAGCAGATATGGAAAAATATTATGAAGAACTCGGAGACTGGGAAGAATAAACCCGACAATGTAGTTGATACGCCCGCACTTATGTCGTATCCAACGAATGTTGGTGCGCCTGCTTTCACAGTTCCAGATGTTCTAAGTGTGAGTAAAGAGCGAGGTATCAGCGCAACGCATCAACTTGAGACAAAGTTCGAAGCACTGAAAGAAGAATACTTTAAACTAGTAGAACTAGCTGAAGATACCGCATTGATGTACAACGCAAGATGTAATATTGTACCAGTTGTGGGCGAAGTTTATCATCTATATGATGGAAAAGATGGTTTGTTTATTAGTATGATTGAACCAGAAACATGGGTTAGTCAAGATCATGTGGGTAGTTTCAAATTAACTTCTGAACAAACTTGGGAAAAGCAATGAATGTTGCCTTGACAAAACATACCAACTTATGTTATAGTAGACAATACTAAATTAAGTTAGGAGATATAAAATGATACTGGTTGATCTAAACCAAGTCATGATTGCGAATATGATGATGCAGATAGGTAATCATCAGAACGCACAAATTGACGAGGGTATGCTAAGGCATATGATATTGAATACATTGAGAGCGAATCGTAAGAAGTTTACAGATGAGTTTGGTGAACTTGTGATCTGTTGTGATGACAAGAACTACTGGCGTAGACAAGCATATCCATATTACAAAGCAAATCGCAAAAAGACTAGAGATAAATCTGAAATGGATTGGAATGCTATCTTTACTGCCTTGAATGCGATTCGTGACGAACTCAAAGAGTTCTTCCCATACAAAGTTATTCAAGTGGACACTTGTGAGGCTGATGACATTATTGGTGTTATTACGCACGAAGAAGGTACTGTACTTAACGCAGGTGAGCCAATTCTAATTCTGTCTGGTGATAAAGATTACATACAACTCCACAAGTATGCGAATGTGAAGCAGTATGACCCGACTAGAAAGCGATGGATTTCTAACGCAAATCCAGAAAAATATCTTGCTGAACATATTATTAAGGGCGATGCAGGTGATGGCATTCCAAATGTTTTATCTGTTGATAATGCTTTTGTTATGGGTATAAGACAACGCCCAATAACACAAAAGCGACTTGCCGAGTGGGCTGATATAAATAACATGGATGATGAAGTAAAACGCAACTACATGAGAAACAAGGCTTTGATTGATTTGAACGAAGTACCTCAGTCAATGAAAGAAGAAATACTTTCCATTTGGCACGAAGAGAATGGAAAAGATCGTAGTCAGTTACTGAATTACTTTATCAAAAACAAACTTAGAAATTTAATGGAATGTATAACGGAGTTTTAAAATGACTACATTATCTCTGGCGGAGATTGTTAATTCTGCCCGAAAAGCTGAAACAGTTGAAGAGAAAGTTGCTATTCTGAAAAAGAATGACAGTACACAATTGAGAGACCTACTTGCACTGATGTGTGATGCAAGATGGACTTTTGATTTACCAGAAACTGCACCGCCATACAACGAGTCTGTGATCAATGAATCACATGGCTTACTGTATCGTGAAATGAGAAAAATGCCGTACTTTGTAGAGCAAAGAGAAGAAGGTAAGGGTTTACCGAGAATCAGAAAAGAATCATTGTTTATTCAAATACTAGAGGCAGTCGATAAAGAAGATGCTAAACTTGTTCTACGAATGATTTCTAAAGAGCCGTACCCCGATCTTGCTCCAGAAGTAATTAATCAGGCATTTCCAGATTCTATAAATGAGCCAATTCCAGTTAAAAGGGGTCGAGGCCGACCTAAGAAATCAGAAGCACCAGTATCAGAATAAGGTAAAGTAGTATGGGTAAAAATAAGAGTAAAAAGTTTCGTGAATGGATTGATGAAGATTTTGAAATTAAGAAAGATTCAAAGCGATACGACAAGCGTAAAGCAAAGATTCAAGAAGCGAGACGAAACAAGCGAAAGAACCGAGATTCTTTCTAAACACAACATATATTATGGAGATTTAATATGATATCAGCAGTAGGGACTATGTTCCCAGATTTTGAATTGACTGGCGTAAACAAAGACAACGAGTTCGAGAAAGTTAACAATACTAACTTGATTGGTAAATGGTCTGTAGTTTACTTCTACCCAAAAGACTTTACTTTTATCTGCCCGACTGAAATTGCGGCATTTGACGAACTAACTGCACACGCTAATGTACTTGGTATTAGTGGTGATAATGAGTTCTGCAAACTCGCATGGAAGAAAGACAACGACCTCATCGGTGATATTCAACACACACTACTCGCAGACTGTGGTCTAAGACTCGCAAGAGATTGTGGCGTTAAAGAACACTCTGAACAAGTTGCTTATCGTGCAACATTCATTCTAGACGAAGTTGGTGTGATTCAGCATGTTTCTGTGAACGCACTAGACACTGGTCGTAATGCTCAAGAGATACTCCGTACTTTGAAAGCACTACAGGCAGGTGGTCTAACTGGTTGTTCGTGGAACCCAGGCGATCAATTCGTAGCATAAAACCCTTGACTTTAGTCAGCGATCTATGTTATAATACTCTGTATTTTGATGATAAGGAAGTAAATTGAATAACAAGATAATAGTAGTTGATTGTGATGGTGTTCTCCTTGATTGGGAACATAGCTTCAAACTCTGGATGAAAGAGAAGGGTTATGAAGTTAAGAACGATGTTGAGTATTCTATGGCTAAATCTTACGAGATGGAAAAGCCAGAGATGAAAAAGTTGATTCGCCATTTTAACGAGAGCGCAACGATGTGTTGCTTACCGCCTCTTCGAGATGCTGTGAAGTATGTTCGCAAGATTCACGAAGAGTTAGGTTATGTCTTTCACTGTGTCACTAGTATGACTCTTGATCGTCACGCCAACAAGTTGAGAGAACAAAACTTGAGCAACCTGTTCGGTGAAACAGCGTTTGAGAAAGTTCAATGTCTTGACACTGGTGCTGACAAAGACGATGCACTTCTTCCTTATATTGATAGTGGTTGTATCTGGGTCGAAGATAAGATTAAGAACGCTGAGTTGGGTGATCGTTTAGGAATGAGTGCTGTACTGATGAAGCATGACCATCAAAACGATTACACTAACGATGCAATCCCCGCAGTAGAAAGTTGGAAAGAAATCTATGAAATGCTCT